GACATCACCATCAGACGCTGGGCTGACGTGCAGCCGGCATTGGACGCTAACAAATCCTTCCACCTGGAGAGCGACGGCAAGGGCAAGGATGCCTGGCTGGCGGCGCGCATCCCGGACAACATCGCGCAGGATTGGCTCACCCGCTTCGGCATCAACGCCTGGAAGGGCGAGCACTGGCCGGCGGTCAAGAAGCTGCTGCAAGACCCCGAATGGCGGCACCTCAGGCCGACCAGCTTCCGCTTATAGTTCCATGAACTATAACCGGAACTATAACCGGAACTATAAGTAATCCTTTAGGAAAATCATGGCCTTAGACAGCTATGCTGCGCTGCAAACGGCGGTCTTGGGTTGGCTGGCCCGGCCCGGCGACCCGCTGGTGGCGCCGGCGGTGCCGGACATGGTCCGCCTGTTCGAGGCCGAGGCCAGCCGCCGGCTGAAGGTGGGCGATGCCGAAAAGTCGGTGTCTCTGACCAGCATCGACGCGGCTCTGATGGCGCTTCCGGCGGATTTTGGCCAGATGCGGCGGGTGTCGAGCGGCGACCGTCTCCTGGCTTATGTGCCGCCGCACCAGCTCGCGGCGCAGGGCGGGCTGCCCCGGGCCTATACCTTAATCGGCGCCACCAATTTGTGGCTGGGGCCGGCGCCGCAGGGCACCAACACGATCGATATCCTCTATCAGAGCGGCGTGCCGCCCTTGGGTTCGACCATCCCCAGCAACTGGCTCCTGGCGAAGCACCCGGACGCTTACCTGTTCGGCACACTGGCCGAGGCGGAACTCTATATCGGGCACGACGAGCGGGCACCGCTGTGGCTGCAACGCCGCGAGGCGGCGTTCGCCAGTATCGAGCAGGCCGACCGCAAAGCCCGCTGGGGCGACCAATTGCAGATCCGGGTGGATGGCATCACCACCGTGACCAGCACCACCGCTACCGGGATCGGCGTATCGGCCGGCGCCCCGGCATTCGGTCATGCCGGGTTTATCACGGTAGGCGACACCCCGCCTCTCGACCCGCGCGAGGGCGACGGCTGGTGGGACAGTGTCGGGGCACAGCTCTATGTCTGGTATGACGACGGCACTTCGGCCGCGTGGGTGTCCGCCACCAACACCAGCGGCACGGCGATCTCCAGCCTGCGCACCGAGGCCCCGTTCAGTGGTGCGGTTATCGTGATGACGGCAGCGGACCAGGCGCTGGCGATCGCCTCGGGGGCCTTGGCGGCATTGACGATCCATCTGCCGCCCGGCCCGGGAACCGGCCAGGAGGTCGAACTCTGGTTTGCCGCGCCGGTTACGGTCTTGTCGCTTCGAGATGCGGCGGGGGTGGCGATTACTGGCGCGCCCGATAGCGCTTATGGACCGGGGGCGGCGCTGGTGATGCGCTGGACCGGTAGCGCCTGGGTCTACTGGAAATGATGGATTTTCCCGACAACCCGGTTGTCGGCCAGATCTTTACCCCGGTTGTGGGCGGCATTGCCTGGCGCTGGGATGGCGTCAAATGGGTGGTTGCCGGCAATCCGGCGGTGTTGCCGGAAGGCCCGCCTGGGCCGCCTGGGCCGCCTGGGCCGCCTGGCCCGCCGGGTGCCGATGGCGCCGACAGTACAGTGCCGGGGCCGCCGGGGCCTCCCGGTCCTACAGGCGCCACCGGTGCCACCGGCCCAACCGGGCCAATTGGGCCAACGGGCTCACCGGGGCCAACCGGGGCTACAGGAGCAACCGGCCCTGCAGGGCCGACTGGACCAACGGGGCCGGCCGGCGCCGCCAGCACGGTGCCAGGGCCAACCGGCCCAACCGGGCCGGTTGGTCCTACGGGACCGGCAGGCGACGTTGCGCATGGACCGATCAATTTTATCTTCACCGCCGAGCAGGCGATGACCAATACCGAAGAGCTGGCCCGCTTTATCCCGCCCAGTTGCTCGTTTCCCTCGGGCGCTGCCGGCAGCAACGGCACGGCCGGCGCCGCGGCGACCGGCTCGACGACGCTGACGCTGGCGAAGAACGGCTCGGCGTTCGCTACTTTTGTCTGGGCCGGCGCCGGCACCGCTGCCACCGTCACGCTGTCGAGCACGACAACCTTTAATGGCACCAGCGACGTGCTGACCCTGACCGGGCCAGCGACGGCCGACGCGACGCTGGCGAAAATCGGCGTCAACCTCGCAGGTACACGCGTCTGATGCCGAATACGACGTGGAACCCGCTAGACGCGCATTCCCGGTTTACCTTGTCGGGCGGCAATCTCGTTGCGACGGCGGCCGCGATCTCCGAGGACAATGGCGTTGCCATCGTCGACGGGCAATCGAGCGGCAAGTATTATATCGAGATAACGCCAACAGGTACTTTCGGGGGCAATACTTGTATCGGCGTCAACACGTTGAGCCCGTCATGGTCAAGTGCCATATCGAACGACCTGTCCGGCTCTTATTTGTATTTCAGCAGTGGCACCATTTATTATAACGGTACGTCTTCCGGTTTTACTGTTGCTGCGGTGGCGTCCGGCAATGTTATTTGTATTGCGCTCGACCTCACCAATAACAAAGTCTGGTTTCGTAAAAACGCGGGAAGCTGGAACGGCAATGCGACACACGATCCTGCCACTAATACTGGCGGTATCAGTATTGCGACCTTGGTCGCGACCGGGCGGCGTTGGTTTGTCATAGCCGGCGCCGGCTTGACGGCCACGCCCGTCTTTACGCTGAATGCCGGCGACACGACGTTCGCCCAGACAGTGCCGTCGGGGTTTACGTCGGGCTGGCCCACCAGCGGCGCGGTCAGTAACGGTGCAACATTCGATCCGGCGACTGCGACCGGCTCGATCGCCTTGTCAAACGGCAACCTGCTGGTTGCGGCGGCAAGCAACCCGACGACGCCGCAGCGGGTGAAATGTATCGGGGCAGCTGCCACCGGAAAATACTATTGGGAGTATTATATCGATGTTCGGGCCGGCAGCATCGGCTGCGGCGTCGCGAATGCCAACACCTTGACCGATAATTTCTTTACCAACGCGACCGATGGGGCGGCGTTGTTCAGCGCCTCGACAACCGGCGCCATATGGGTCAACGGTACAAACACCGTTGCCGCTGTTGCCGCTCTGGTTTTCGCCGGCGGCATGGTGGCATGCGTCGCCGTCGATTTTGGTGCGCGCCTCGCCTGGTTTCGCTCCAGCAACAGTCTTTGGAACAACAATGGCGCGGCAAACCCGGCAACCGGGGCGAACGGTATTTCCATCAGCGGGTTGACCGGCTACCTGTTTCCTGCCATCACCGGCCAAACAAATTTTGCCTGGCGGGTGGCATTGAACAACACCGACCAGACGAAAATCCCGCCTCCCGCAGGGTTCATCGTGGGGCCGCCGGCAACGGTGCCGCCTACTACTGCTTTGCGGCGGCGCGTCATGGTTGTCGGGTAAAGGAACACGCCGTGAAACACTTCGCCTTTCTCGTTGGCGCCGTTTGCCAGCAATATGGCGGGGCAGAAATTCAGCTATGTCTGCATGCAATAAATGACCATCGCACCCTGGCCTGAGTGGCTGCCGGACCAGCCGGATTTCGGCAACACCGGATCGCCGGTGATCAAGAACTGCGTGCCGCTGACCCAGAAATCCTACGGCCCGATGCCGACCGCGGTGCCGTGGAGCGACAATACCTTGGACGAGGTCTGCCAGGGTTCCTATAGCATCCGGGCGCCGGACGGGCAGGTCTACATCTTTGCCGGCGACCGGCAGAAGCTCTACCAGGTAGTGCCGACCAGCACGACCTTGGCGGACGCCTCGCGCACCACCGGCGTGCCGTATGCCACGCCGCCTATTCTCCTCGCTGGCGGCCACTGGTCGATGACCAGCTTTGGCGATCACATCATCGCGACGAACGGGGTGGACCCGATCCAGAGCCTGGCTTTGGGCGACGCTAACTTCGCCGATCTTCAGCCGGGCGACCCGCTGGCCGACCCGGTCGTTGCGCCTGCGCCGGTCGCCAAATACGTCGCGGTGGTGAAAGATTTCCTGATGGTCGGCAACACGGTCGATAATGTCGACGGGCCGCGGCCTTACCGGGTGTGGTGGTCGAGCATCAACGACCCGACTTTCTGGCCGACCCCGGGAAGCATAGAAGCCCAGCAGTTAATGAGCGATTACCAGGACCTGGTGCAAACCGATCTGGGAAACGTCACCCAGTTGGTCTCCGGCTTCAGCCCGGGAAGCGATGTCGTTATTTTTACAACCGGCGGAATTTGGACGGCTTCTTTCACCGGCCCCCCGCTCATCTTCCAATTTAGAATTGCGCTAGGCTGCTCGGGAACGCAGGCGCCTCGCTCGGTGGTGCTCGATCATGCCCGCGACAATAGCGGCGCCTTGCGCCCGGTTTGTTATTACCTCGGTTCCAACGGGTTTCAGGCATTCGACGGCTCCACCAGCTACCCCGTCGGCGCCCAGAAGTGGGATGCCTTGTTCTGGCGCGAGCTGGACGACCAATACCTGACCTACGTTCAGGGCATCCGCGACCCGCGCTCTCGCAGCGTCATCTGGGCTTACCCGACGATCGGCAGCAACGGTCTTCTGTCGCGTCTTTTCGTCTACAACTGGGAGCTTTCCCGCGCCTCCTACATCGACCTCGATCCGCCGCTGACCCACGTCGAGTGGATGACGGTCGCGATGTACGGCACGACCTACAATCTCGATAATATCGACGGGCTTGGCGACCTCGACACCATCTTGCCGTCCTTTGACGATCCGTTCTGGACCGGCAACATGGCGTCCAGGCTTAGCTTTTTTGACCGGGATCATCGCCTGGCGATCGGGGGCGGCCCGGCGATGGCGCCTACTTTAGAAACCGCCGAGATGCAGCCAGCCGACGGCAGGCGGGCGTGGGTGCGGCTGACCCGGCCCCTCAACGACGGCGATGCCACCGCGACAATCGCGGTCGGCCACCGCGAGCGGCAGACCGATCCCGTTACCTGGGAGGCGCCGGTCGCGCTCAATGAGATCGGGGAGTGCCCGCAGCGGACTACCGGGCGATATCTGCGGTTTCGCATGGCCATGCCGGCGGGGCAGACCTTTCGCCATCTCGCTGGGATCGAGCTTGACCTGG